GTCGTATTGCCGCCGTTCCAGGAGGGCGTGGCAAAGACGGAAATGTCGAACCAGCCAAAGAAAACGCCACCGCCGCCATTGAAGCCCGGATGCGTGACGATCATCTTGGACCCGATCAGGTCCATGGTCGGCGGGGTCCATGCGCCGCTGGTTGCCGGACTGACCGGCGTATTGGCGTTGGTGATATTCGTGATCGCCACGAAAGTACCAGCGACCATATCGAAGATAAACGGCTCGTCGTGGCCGGCGTTGCGCCCCGAGGCGATCATGCCGTAGACGCGCGTGCCCACGATCTTGATAACGGAAATGAAGCCCGGCGTGGTGAAAGAGCCAAACGATGTGGCCGAGATCGCGGCCGGCCGACAAGTCCAGACGTTCTTGGTAGTGACGTCAGGGATAAGGTTGGTCAGGAGCGCCATTGCGCCCGGGAACACGTTCGACGAATCGAGCGCGTCCGAGAGCCCCACCGGTGAGAACTTGACGGGCTGGGCGTTGCGGATGGTCACTGTACTCTCCGCATATACGCGACGATCGCTTCCAAATCCTCCAAAGAGGCATGGCACTTGATGCGATTCGCCCGGTACGACATAATTCCGACGTTGCCTTTTACATAGCCTTTGGATGGAATGGTCCGATCTATTGACGGACTGTTATCGCTAAATGACCCCGAACGCATAACCAAAGGGATGCCAAGGACTGGGCATACATCAGGAAACACAAGATCTCCCAGCGTTAGATTAAACGGAAGCCCTTTCTTCTTTGCTCTGTATTTGCAATTTTGCAACCAAAGCTGTCGATACCCTTCACCTGTTCCGGCTTTTGTTCGGGCGTATTCTCGTTCCCGATTCCGCACTAGTGTCCGATTTTTATCTTTCCAGTTTTTGTTTATCTTATTTACTTTTTTCTTATTTCGTTTCTTCCAATCGCGCATGTACGCATTGCGCTTCAGTCGTTCCTCTTCAGTCATACCAGTTCTCCTTTTAGGAGAACAAACCTTGCCCTACATTACCAGCCAATAGCAAACCAAATAGAAGGGCCCAGCCGATCGATTTTGTGTTCGGGAGGCGCGACCATGTCGTGTTGCCGAAGTACCGTCGATCAAGCGTGACGCGCTTCACCACGTCCTGCGGACCATCCTTCATCTTCAGATACCGATTGAGCTGGGCCTGCCAGCCTGCCGGTGCCGCCTCGGGCGGGCCGAGGAACGACGGTGCGCGAGCGTCGTCAGTGATATTCATCAGCGAACCCGCCACATAGGTGATTAGGATGTCGCTGTTGGGGAACCATGGGACAGTGGCGCTGCTCTCCGGCGTGGTTATATCAGGCATCTGCGGGTTGTAGCGCACCGTCGCCGGATAGGCACCGCTAGCTGGCGCCCAGACAAAAAGGCTGGGCGGCGTAGTCGACATGTCGATATAGAACCGGGAGGGATAGGACGCATTTCCCGGCTGCTGTACGAAGCTGTCGAACTCTTCCTGAGAGGCGCCGATCATGGTGTAGGGCACACCATTGATCATGTAGAACGCGCCGTTGCGATGGGCACGCAGGAAGTCGGTCGGCATCACATTGGGTCCACTCCCCGCGGCGTAGTTGCCGCTGAGAGTGGAGGTGTTGAAGTTGAAGGTAGCCGTCTTGCTGATGACCATGAAGTCATAGTCTTGCGCAAGCGACTGCAAGGCGTTGTTGAGAAACTGCCCCGCCTGAATGACGTAAGCGGGGCACTTCGCGATCTGGCAGGCTAGGTTAACGATCTGTTGGGCTTGGAGCGACATCGCGGGTACCGGCCTTTGCTTTCGCCTCCGCCAGTCGCTTCTCCGACAGGCTCACGATCTCGGTCTGGCGTTTGACGTTATCTTGCGCCTGCTTCTTCTGCACCACTTCCTGCGGTGACATCTTGAACGGGCCACGCTTGCCGGTGGCCTCGTACTTCATCCGCATGTTCTCTTCGACTTCACCCATGTTGTGGTTGATCGAATACAGGATCTGCTTATCACGCTCCAGCGTGTTCTCCAGCTCCTCGATCTGGTAGAACGCCACCGCGCGGTCGATGACCGCATTGACCTTGTCGAGCGTGACGTTGATGTCAGCCACTGATGCGGATGCATCCACATAGGTCTGAAACACGTATTGGCGCCGCGCATCGATATTCGCATTCACCGAGATCCCCAAAGCAGGAACCCCGTCTACCCCTTTCGCATCAGTCATTTAGGCCCTCAGTATGTTGGATACTCCCACTCCGCCATTGCCGAGGGGAACGACCTGTTGGCCGCGGCCTTTACGGTAGAAGTCCTCTGGCTTGCCGTCAATAATCGACTGGTGCTTCCAGGTAGCCGACATCATCTCCTGCAGCAGAAGGGCGACACTCTCGCGCACTGTCTTGGTCTGCCCCTGGAAGTAGATCACACCGTCGATCATGGCGCGGTCGACGTAGGGCGCGAAGTCGAGGGTGACGTTGACCAGTTCTTCCTCGAGGCCGCCGGCCTGGCGCTCCTCAAGCGTGAACTGCTCGAGCAGCTTGGCCTCAGCCGCCGCCTTGCGTTCGGCTTCGACCTTGTTCTTGGCCTTGAGGCGGATCTCCGCGACGCGCTTTTCGTCGATGATCGAAGTATCCACGATCGCCTTCGGCGCCTGCGGGCCCCGGGTCTTCTTGTCGTCAGCCATAGATACCCCTTATGAATGCGCCCAGCTGGTACCACCGGCCGCGATTGATTCGCGCGACACGACGATCGGCCAGCCGAAGCTGTCGTAGAAAACATAGTCACCCGGCAGCAGGTTCATGAACCCCGCGCGGTCCGGGAAGTCGATCAGGCCGTTGTTGGCGAAAGCGCCCGGCACCAGCGGGTGCGCCGGGTTGGCCTGATACTTGATATTGTTGTTGATCTGCGCGATGTCCGCGGCCAGCCCGGAGGCGTTCCACTTCATGCCCAGCAGCACCGTGGTGCCCGTCGTTCCGCCCGTGATCAGCGCCATGATATTACACCCTCAAGAGAAAGGAGCGGGGCCGAAGCCCCGCCAATGTCATTACCCGAAGGTTGCAGAGAATGCGCTAAGGCTTTCAATTCGCATGAAGAACTGTTGGTTTTCGATCAACGTGCCATAAAAAACCTTCCAGCCTACGACTCGGAGCTGATTGAGCGGGTCGGACTTGTCGGCTTCCTTCAGATAGGTGAAGCGCGCATCGTCCAGCATGACCTGACCGTACGCACCGCGTCCGATGATGTAGGTCGGATACACGGTGAGGCCGGTCGCTGGCGGGGCGGGCGGGGTCTGCGCAGCGCCGATGCCGGTGATGATGACGGTCTGGTTGCCGGCCATCTGCGTGGCCTGGCCCTGTTGCGGGCCCGTGGTCGGGCCGGATGCCGAGAGGCCGAGGTTGAGAACCGCGGCCGCAGTGCCGGTGCCGACATAGACGCTGAAGGTGAAGCCGGCCAAGGTCGGCAAGGTCACCGCGATCGAGCCGTTCGGGCCGGTCACGGACAGCGCGCCGGACGCCTGGTAGATCTGGCTCTCAAACTGGTTCTGGGTGTCCGATGCCGTCACCTTGATGAAGTAGTTGGCGTTGGTGGCAAGCGCGCCGGCGGTGCCGGGCGTGCCGGTGATCTGGGCCACGCCGGTCCAGGTCGGGACCATGTTGGAAGTGGTGAAGCGGATGCCGCCCCATTCGCCGGCCTCGGCGTTGTAGAGCCGGTTGATCTCGGAGTAGGACCACGCCGTGACCACCGTGTTGTTCTCACGGAAGTCCTGCGCCACCAGCGGGTGCATGATCGAGACGAAGTGGGGGGAGACTCGCTTGGCCGTGCTGGTATTGGCGTCGACCTTGGTGTCGGTCATCTCGTCGCCATTGTACCGCGGTGCACCCAAGGTCTGCAGCGCGCCATAGGCACGGTTGACCTCGTGGGGGTTGATGACGTCGCCGGCGACCAACGCTGCGCGCGAGCCGCGCGTGTTGACGTAATTGACCTGGGTACCAGAGTTCAGAGTATTGAAGGTATTCCGTTCCAGCGTTTCTGCGATCTGCAGGCCGACCAGCTCGGTGGCCTTCTGGAACAGCGGGTGCTTGATGGTCATCTCGGCCACGTCAGTGATCGTGACCTTGTCACCCCATTGCTGGGCGAC